TTGCCGCATCTTGGACCACAGTCTCGTTGAGAGTAGCAGCCTGAGTCGGGGGAAGGTTGTAAGAAGTCTTAGCATCAATCAGTTCGCCAGCCTCAACCTTACCCTGAGCAGCCTCAAGAGTTCCTGCATAGTCAGCTTGTACACTAGCAGCCTGCTCTGCACTGAGGCCGAGACCTTTTGCAGCAACAAGTTCTTTCGACCCTACTTGACCCTCTGCAATCTGGGTAGTGATTTTATCATACTCGGTCTGAGCCTTGGCAAGCTGGTCTGCAGTGATCTGACCCTTGGAGAAGGCTTCTTTTGCAGTAAAAAGGGTTTGTTGAGCAACGGCCTGAGCAGCAGTCTGATCCTTACCAGCAACCTTGGCAAGTTCTTCTTGTGCAACTTTACCCTCGGCAACACCAATCTGACCCATCTGGTAGTCAGTGACAGCCTGAGCAGTGGGGGTCTTAGCAGAGAACTTTGCTGCAACAACATCCCTAGCCTGACCAGTAACCTGAGCAATAGCCTCGGGGAGGGACATACCCTGACTTGCGAGAGTAGCAGCCTGAGCTAACTGGTCAGGAGTCACTTTCATGTCGCCAGTATCTAGCACCTGACGAATCTGGTTAATCTGGGGTGCAGAGAGGCCAAGGGAAGCCAGTTGTTTAGCATCCATTGTCTGTGCAGTCACTTCGTCAGAGACTTTTCCGGTAGCAGCATCGGTCCCTTCTGCAACTTTTTTAACTGCAGCCCCAACCTGAGTAGCCTGCATGATTGAGGCGGGAGTTGGCGTGACAGTAGCAGCCTGTGCAGCCGCAGGAGCAGTAGTAGTAGTGGCTGTCGTTTGATCCGTGACTTGACCCGCACCCGGAGCAATCAGGGTTTCAGGAGTTACTGCAATCTTTGCTACGTCAGCCTCAGTGGTGAGAGAGGTAGGGTCTTTAATCAAAGCTTCTGATAGGACTGTCCCACCACTCTTTGCAGGGGCAGCAGTCACAGGTTTAACTACAGCAGCAGGGTTAGGAGTTACTACAGGTGGGGTTGTGGGGGGTTTAACTGCAGGTGTAGTAGGGGTAGTTACAGGCTTAACTGCAGGGGCAGCGGTGGAAGTAGCAGGAGTAGTGGGTGCTGCAGTTACAATGGGTTGGGTGCCCTGACGAGGCCCTTCGCTCTTTACTCCGGTAGTAGTATTCTGCAGAATGGGAATAAAACCTTTGTCTACCTCTCTAAAACCGACCACAATCTCCGTAGGCTTAGCAGCAGCAGGTTTAGCTACAGGAGCAGCCACAGGTTTAGCTACAGGAGCAGCCACAGGTTTAGCTACAGGAGCAGCAGTAGGAGTTACTGCAGGAGCAGCCACAGGTTTAGCTACAGAGGCAGCAGTAGGGGTAGCAGTAGGGGTAGCTACAGGTTTAGATAGAAGGCTGGATAGAAAACTAGATGTAGTAGGTTTAGCAGTAGTTGCAGGGGCAGCAGTAGCTACAGGCTTAACTGCAGGTGTAGTGGGAGTATTTCTTTTTTTAACATCTGCATCAGCCGTAGCTTTGTTGGGGTGTGTTGCCACAACTTTACCACTTGAATCTAGGACTTGATATTGACCATCCTTCCCAACAGGCCCCTTAACGACAAATCCACCAGCAGCATACCCAGAGACCTGACCACCCGCAGCCATGCCGCCAGTAGTTGTGCTAGTACGCTTCTGGAGAGCACGAGAGAACTTGCCCATACGAGCAGCTACACCCGGACTGGATTGGATGAAAGCCTCCATGGCTGGACCTTCTGCAGGACCATTGTAACCCATCTTAGAGAGTAGGCTATATTTTTGATTGGTATCGAAATCCACAGAGGCTCTCCAGTTTATTCTTCTATTGTACTATAAATCGTAACCTATTACAAGTACTTTACCAAGGTGTCCCTGTCAGGGTGGTAGGAGCTTTCTGAGCATCAATCTGGCTCTGCAGGGCAGCTTCCGTCTCAGCCTTGTCCACTGATCCCCAGACCCATGCCAGAACATCAGCTTCGGTGAGTTGGTCATAGGGCTTGAAGCCCGGTGCGGTGGCGTCAGGAGTGAAGCCTGCGGTGCCATAGGACGAGGCACTGTGGTCCCCATCAACGGCAGAAACAGTCCAGTGGGCAACCGTCACACCACCATCCGTGGCATTGCGGTCAAGCTGGGCGATGGCCCAAGTGATAGTGGCGGTCATTCGGTTTCTCCTTGTGCCAGCGAGGCGGTAAGCATATTGACGAAGGCATCACGGCCCACACGCAGTTGGTCTAGGTTGAACTGAGCAGAACCCATCTTGCGGTCCAGATCAGCAATGTGGTTGATGAGAACCTTCTGCTGATCGTTCAGTTGGTCCTCAGTGTAGTCTTTGTTGTCGATCGTGATGACGAATGGTTTTTTCTCGGCCATCTTGATCCTCCTTTCGGGGTTGGGGGTTAAACGATATGCACCAGTTTCTCACCAGTGATGCTTTCCAGCAAGCGGATCGCCTTGAGCATATCCACGTTGATGCGCTTGCCGTCACGCTCTGAGTAGTAAGACCACGCCATATCTTCAGACGGGCCTTCCGGGATTAGGTCGAAGTTGTGGGGCGACAGGGTGGTAACGTTGCCCGCTTCATCTCGGACCTTCAGTTCGCTGCTAGACGACACGTCCTCGGCATAAAGAACGACACCATTTGTGACCGATCCGGTCGGTGCAGTCCCGTTGAAGATCGCCAAGGATGCCGTAGCGGATGCAGGGGTTGCGGTTCCACCGATTAGCACGTTGCCCGCAGGGGTGATCCTCATGCGCTCAGCGTAGCTGGTCCCGTTGTGGTTGCCGATGGCAAGGTAAGCGGCCGCCGTATTGCCGTAGACAAGGGTGGTATCCACAGAGCCAGCGGACTGGTTGTTGTAGATAGACAGGCCGCGCTTGCTGGCAATGGTCGTGGTGTTTCTGGCGGGGACGGTGAGAACGTCAAAGACCTCAAGGAGTCCGGCAGGGGTCGTCGTCCCAATCCCTACGTTGCCCGTGCTAGTGACCCGAAGCCGCTCAGCCCCATCCGTCTCCACCGTCACGGTATCAGCCGCAGGGAAACGGATCGCAGTGTTGGTGTCTCCGGAATGGATGATCTTATCCGTGATCGTTACGTTACCGTTCACGTCAAGCGCAGTTGTAGGAGAACTCGTTCCAATCCCCACGTTGCCTGATGTGTCGATCCGCATGCGCTCAGTGCCGCTTGCGTACTTCCAGACAAACGCCCCACCAGAGTTCTGAAACACGAAGCTCCCGGTCGTTCTTCCGTATACGCCGCAATCGTTGGCAATAGTATCTGGATCACCGAGGGTTATTGTCTGGTCGGACGCCCCTGTAGTCTGAAACCACGCCGACGCTGACGTGGTGGCGGACTTTACCGTAAGCAGATTGGAGGGGGAGGTAGTTCCGATACCTACGTTACCCGCAGAGGTAATCCTCATGCGCTCGGTGCCACTCGTCTCAATCGTCACGGTATCAGCCGCAGGGAAGCGAATGGCGGTGTTGGTGTCTCCGGAATGGACGATCTTGTCGGGGATGGTCAAATCGCCAGAAGCAGTCACCGTGGTGAAGGTACCAGCAGCAGCAGATGCCCCACCAATAACAGCACCATCAACAGTGCCGCCGTTGATGTCAGTCGTTGTCAACACAGAAGAAGCCAGAGTGACTACGCCCGTCGAGTCCGCAATCGAACCCGCAGAGGTGCCATCCTTAGCCTTGATGGTGGTGACTTCAATGTTGGTGGTGTCCACGGTCGTGGCGTTGACTGTGGTGATGTTGCCCGTAGTGGCGGTAGCGGTAGTAAAGGTGCCAGCGCCAGCAGAAGAACCACCAATCGTAGTACCATCAATCGTACCACCGTTGATGTCCGTTGTGGTCAACACAGAAGAGGCCAGCGTAACTACGCCCGTGCTGTCTGCAATGGAGCCTGCTGCGGTGCCATCCTTGGCCTTGATGTTAGTTACTTCGATGTTGGTCGTATCAACGGTAGTAGCATTCACCGTAGTGATGTTGCCTGTAGTAGAACCAAGGGTGTTGATGGTGATAGCATTAATTGTGCCACCCTCAACCTTATCACCACTGATCTGATTATCAGCAAGGGTCAGGGTTCCTGCAGACACATTGAGTGTTTTGCCTGCCCCTACAGTGATGTCAGAGGTAGCAATGGTAGCGTTATCAACCGTACCCCCATTGATGTCTGCAGTGGTAGCAACAAGAGAAGCAACAGTCATAACACCAGTAGTGTCAGCAATAGTGGCTGATGCTGTGCCATCCTTGGCTTTGATATTAGTGACTTCAATATTAGTAGTGTCAACGGTAGTAGCATTGACGGTCGTAATGTTGCCCGTAGTGGCTGTAGCAGTGGTGAAGGTACCAGCAGCAGCAGATGCCCCACCAATAACAGCACCATCAACAGTACCACCATTAATGTCTGCGGTAGTCAGAACTGAAGAAGCCAGAGTGACCACACCTGTTGAGTCAGCAATGGAGCCTGCAGCAGTACCATCTTTAGCTTTCAGGTTAGTGACTTCAAGGTTTGTAGTATCAATAGTAGTGACGTTTACGGTACCGAGGGTTGTTGTGCCAGTGACATTCAGAGTGCCAGTGACAGAGGCATTCTCGTCAACAGTCAGTGTGTCTACTTTGGCAGTGCCATCCAGATAGAGGTCTTTGAACTCCAACGTAGAGGTGCCCAAGTCAACCGTATTGTCAGTCTTGGGGCGAACCACTGAGGTTGTGATGACAACATCCTGAGCAGGTCCAAGTGCCTTGATGGGTGCACCACCACCAACCGTACCATCATGGTCATGACCAGTAGTAACATCGTAGGCTGCTTGAATAGCATCGAACTCACCATCCAAATCGGCAGCATTGATAATATTACCATTGGCAATGTTGTTTGTAGTGTCGTTGCGGATATAGCCTGTTGCCATTTTACTGCCTGTCGTTGTTAAGGTACTCTATGGTAATAGCATCCAAAGAGAAGGGTGGTGTAATGCTTTCGAAAGCATACTGGAGACTGATAGTAAGCCCAGAGCCAATCATCTGAGCAGAGAAGGAGTAAGTGAGTCTTCCACCATACTGAGCGGTTCCAAAGATAGCAGCACCATAAAAGAAGGGATTGTCTGCCGTATTTTCTAGGTCAATGGTTGGAGGTTGGATTGTGCCAGACTGGTCGAAGTTTAGTCTTGGAGCCACTGTGCCAGAGATAGAACCTTCTGGGTTGAGGTATGTTGTCAGTTTGTAGAAAGTCTTTCTTACTCTGGGATCAGTGAGTGGCAGGTGTGGGGTAAAGTACTGAGCACGGATAACCTCACCATCAAAGCTGTTGCCAGACTCCATTCGGTAAGTGTATCCATCTCTATTCGCAAACAAAACTGTTTCAGAACCATCTGCAGCGGAGTAGATACTGTCTGCAACGTAGGCCAAGATACCATTCACTTCGGCCCAAGCCATGCCCTGTGCAGTCTGGTCTGCAAACTGAGTGGCAAGAACTCCAAGAGAAGTCTCAGATGTTTTGCTTGCAGCATACCCAAACATTCTGTACTGATTTTTACCACGTATCACGCAAGAAGTAAAGCTGGTATTTCCTGAAACGAGAGATTCTACTTCAGACTGGATAGGACGGGAAGACACAGCAAGACCAAAGTCACCGATACGATCTGTAGCACTCAGTAGTCTCACACCATCAGGGCCGAGGAAGGCAATGTCCCCACCAACTTCCTGAATGGTGTCTGTTCTTACACACCCAATGTCCAGTGAAATAGGTTGGAGTTGAAAGTCCCCAATAGTGTTGCCAACCAGTCTGTGTATCTGGTTAGTACTAAAAATAATCAATTGCTCTCTAAAAACAATCAGACCCGTGATTACGTGGGGTGTAGTGATAACACCTGAACCTAGAGCGACAGAGAATTCAGTGTCTGTGTAGGGTGCAGTGAATACAAGAGCGTTGTCTTTTGCAAAGAAGAGTTGATTCTTGAACTCAGCAACATGAGTGGCACCAAGGATGTCTGACGGCGCACCAGTCATTGCCGTAAAGGTAGTTCCATCGTACTTGAATGGGTAATTAGTTCCATCGACACCAGCAATAGTAGAAGTCCCGGTGAAGGAGTAACGCTCAAACCGCATCTTACCACCGAGAGACCTGTCTGTACTCAGAAAAGTGATTGCAGCGTTGTTTGCTGGGGAAGAAGCCAGTGTGGGTGTAATGGTGAGAGTTGCCCCACCAGATGTCACTGTGACACTGCTTGTAATGGTGTAGACTTTTTCAATGCTCGCTATAGTAAAGGTGTCACCAATCTGAGGGATTCCAGTAAGACCATCAATGATGAGACTTGTACCTGTCTGGCTCCCACCATTCACGAGCACAGTGCCGTAAGCAGGTTTATTGATCCTAATCCAACCAGTGCCGTCGGACTCCCAGATATTCCCACCACGAGACACCAAAGCTCTCTGATGGTAATAGATGAGTCCCTCTATCAGGCTCTGAGTATTAGAGAAAGTTACTGCTGCTTTATCTGCAGGGGAGGATGCCAAAGAAGCACTAAGCGTCAGGGTGGCATTCTTAGAGGTACTGTTAAAAGTAACTTCAACAATAGTGTAAGTTCCAGTCACACCTGCAACAGTAAGGGTATTCCCAATGGCTGGGGTTTCAAAGATGTTTGCAATAATGAGGGTTGTGCCTGTCTGACCACTGCCCTGTACGACAGGTTCACCATAGGGTGGGACAAAGGCGCTATCGAATTTAGTGTAACCCAGAATACGTTTATAGCCACCCTCAATGGACGGCTCAAAGTTAGTTAAACGTCTGGCTGTTCCCGGTGCAGTCAAACCCTGCTGGAGAGGAGAGATGTTTGTAACAAGACCCCCCTTAATCTCAATAGGGAAAGTTTCCCATGCTGTCGGCATCTCACCCAACCCGCGCGTTGTTAGAAATGTTTCTCATAACACGGGTGTCTCTGACATAATCATAACGATTGATGTAGAGGGTTCTCATGTCCTTAATACCTTCATCAAACTTCTGCAGGTGCAGGGTAGCATCCTGAGTGTTACCACGGAAAGTGTATGCGTAGTACATAGCACCATCAACAATGACAGAACGAAACTGCTCTGACAAAGAAGGTACGTCTGTAGCATTCACCAAATCAATAGGAAGCCTGTAGTATTCGTAAGCCAACTCATACTCGTAGTTCGGTGCGGGATGCACTCCATAACCTTGATTTGGGGTTCTAAACACCCTCTGGGGAAGGCTCCTGATGGAAGTATTTGCAGTATTGTACTCATCGTCTATATAGTTTTCTAGGTAGTCTTCGTAAGAGATAATACGGAGTTTCTGAGTAGTGTTGTTAAAAGTGTCGTTACGCTTAATTCTAAACGTGTCAAAATCAATCGTCTTTGCATCGTTGGGGTATGAGTATCTGATTGTACCGGGAGTCAGGGTTTCCTCTTGCAACACGTGGTTGAAGGGCCACTCGAACTGACTCTGACCAATGTACTGAATGGCAGAGTTAATGGAGTCTTTAGCAGAAGAATAGAAGCCAACAGCAGAAGCAAAGTTGCTGGATGTCAACTCTACTTCATTGAGCCTACGATTTACATCATTCACAAGGCCAAGAAAATTGTAAGCTGACACGTTGCCTATCCTTCACAGATAAAAGTGAAGGGTGCCCCCTAGAGGACACCCTAATGTTTTAATTAGGCGAGAGTGTCGCGGTCAACTTCTGCAGCGGTCTTACGTGCATCAATGTCAATCAGAACAGCCCACACACGAACAACACCCGAGGTCGGGGCAGTCGTAGCGGTGGCAATCGTCAGGTCAATGGTGTCAGCAGTACCACCAACCACGAGGGGCTGGAAGGCAGCAGCGTTCTGAGCGTAAGCGCCAGCAGCAGCAGCGTCAAAGTCGAAACCGTCAACAAAAACGTCAGCATCCGCACCAGTGCCGAGGTCCAGAGTGTTGTCATTCGACTCACCACCAGCAGCGGTGATAACCTCGAAGCCAGCATTCAGGATCATGGTATTGGTGGGGACCGAGATAGCTTCGATCACGTCAGCAGCAGCCAGAGCCGAACCCTTGGCAGTAGCAGCAGCGGCGAAGTCAACCAAGACTTCTTTGAAGTAGGGCATACGCCCAGCGGTGAAGCCATCAACAGACCCGCCCGCGAGAGTGGTAACAGTAGCCATTTAAGTGTCCTTTCCTATGGCGGTTAAGGGTACCCCACAGAGGGATACCTTAGGGTCTATATTAGGCGAGGTTGTAACGAGCAACCGTCAGAGCTTCCGGGCGCAGA